TACACAGGTCGTCATCCTAGGTTCATCCACATTTGTCCCAATCATGCAACTCAACGCTCCTGTCAGGAGAGAAGTTATCGAAGATATATTGGACATCCAGATCTTCTCAAGAATGAATGGTATCCTTAAGGATAAAGTAAGAGATGTAAGAGAGAATCAAATTAAAGCAGAAGGTAAACTGACTAAAGAGAAAGCAGTACTGTCATTAGAGGAACAATATTTTGAAGAGAGAAAGAAGGAGAAGGGTAAGAGGATAGGTGAGATTGATGCACGAATGTATGAGTGCCATGACGAGATAGAAATACTAAGTAAGAAGGCCAAAAACCTAGGTGAAGTTAGAGCCAAGTATGATGAGATGAAAGACATGAGAGTCAAGATATCTCACAACCTAGACAAGGCCAAGAGCGATTTGAAATTGTATTGGGAGAATGATACATGTCCTACATGTAATCAAGAGATACAGGATAAGACACAGATGATATCAAATGCTCAGGAAAGAGAGAAGAAGTTTATAGAAGGTCTTAAAGTCATCACTGATGCCCTTAATCGAGGTCACAAGCAAGTAAAACAGTTACAGGGGTATGCTGATGAGATATCTCAAATTAACTACGAGCTAAAGTCATTACAGCAAGAGCAGAATATACTATTACAGCAAGAGCAGGACTATTCCAAGAAGGATTTGGATAAGTATAGAGATTCAGTTGATAAACTGGCACAAAAGGTAGCGACAATCAACGAAGAGTCTGATAATCTTAAGGTGGTAGGTAGTTTACTAAGGGATACTGGGATCAAATCTAAGATCATCAGTAAGTTCATCCCCTTGATCAATCAAAAGATTAATAAATACCTGCAATCAATGGATTTCTTTGTCAACTTTACTATTGATGAAGAGTTCAAAGAAGTTATCAAGAGCAGATACAGAGATGAGTTCTCCTATGCTTCCTTTTCAGAGGGTGAGAAGCAAAAGATTGACTTATCTGTCTTGTTTACATGGAGAGAGATAGCAAAGATGAAAAACTCTGCTGCTACTAACCTCCTGATACTGGATGAAGTATTTGATTCTTCCTTGGATGACTCTAGTACAGATGAATTACTCAAGATTCTGAAGGCACTAGACAAAACTGTGAATTTATTCGTCATTTCACATAAAGGGGAGTTACTTCTTGATAAATTCGATAAGACCCTCAAGTTCGAGAAGACCAATGATTTTTCCAAACTGGCAGCATCATAGTAAGAAGGAGGCAAAGCGTCATCTCAAACCGCAAGCACTCCGACAGGCACGAAAAAGAACGAGACAGTTGAAAAAGTGTCTACTAAACCCTCCCAAGCGGAGGGTTTCCTATTATAATGTGAATATACACAGGAAATTAGATGACCAACGAAGTAAAAGGACAACTTGCTAAACTACTAGCAACAGAAAATCTTATAGTAGAGCATAGGGTATGTCAGACAGCAATGTTTGATGTTGATAAGAGAGTCTTGACACTTCCTATCTGGGATACAACAGAAAGAGTTTATAATATGTTGGTTGGACATGAGGTAGGACACGCACTCTTCACTCCAACAGATGATTGGAAAGAGATGACAATACATCCTGACCTTCCTCAATCATATGTGAATGTTACAGAGGATGCACGTATCGAGAAGTTAATGAAGAGAAAGTTTCCTGGTCTTTCTAAAGATTTCTTTGAAGGTTACAGACAATTAAATGACCAAGACTTCTTTCAGATAGAAGAGGAGATTCCTGAGGACATTCATCTAATCGATAGAATCAATCTACACTTCAAGATTGGTGCTTATAGTGTTATGCCATTTAATGACGCTGAGAGAGTCCTCAGAGACGCTGTAGAGGTCGCTGAGACATTCCAACAAGCAGTTGATGCAGCAGCAGCAATTTATGAATATGAAAAGAAGAAGCAAGAGCAAGAAAAAATTGAGTCACTATCAGAAGATGGAGGTACAGATGACATAAGTCTTGACCAGAAATCAGGTGATAGTATAGGTGCAAGTCCAGATGACTCTGGTGAAGAAGGTAAAGCACAGAATAAGAAAGGTGACCATGAGGAAGGTAAGAAGGAAGAGAAACCTGATAACCAAGCAGAAGCACAGCCTGAAGGTGGACGTTCATGTGGTGAGTTAGAAGCAAAGACAGATGCAGCATTAAAAGAAAGTCTCGAAGACTTGGTTGATAAGAGTGAGTCACATCCACCTGTCTATATTACTGTCCCTAATGTAGACCTAGAGCATCATATTGTTGATGCATCGAAAGTCCATGAATTAAACAATGAGTATTGGGGTAATGATTACTATACTAATCCAGACCATGAGTATTTCAGACCATTAGATTGGACATACACCGACAACGAGTATCGTCAGTTTAAGAAGGATTGCTCTCGTGAAGTAAACTATCTTTCTAAAGAGTTTGAAATGAAGAAAGCAGCAACTTCATATGCAAGACAATCTGTTTCTCGCACAGGAGTGTTGGATACAAAGAAACTCTACAGTTACAGATACAATGAGGATATATTCAAGAGAATTACATCCACACCTGATGGTAAGAACCATGGTTTAATCTTCTTACTTGATTGGTCAGGGTCAATGGCAGATGAATTACTTGATACTTACAAGCAATTATTATCTCTTTGCTTATTCTGTAGGAAATCAGGTATTCCATTCGATGTTTATGCATTCGTGCAAGATGGACACTATTGGAATCAAAACTGCTCCGTATCAGATATGGATAAAGGTAATAAAGATGAGATGCACATTCCACCTTCTTTCTTCCTAGTTAACTATCTTAACAGTAGACTTAACAACGCAACGTTTGATACTTATGCACGTGATTTGTGGAGGATATGCTATATGATTGACACAAAATACACCTATAGATACAGTTCAAGAAAACAAATAGATTTCGAGAGAACATCATCAGTACCTGATGCTGTCCCATCACACATGCAGTTGGGTGGCACTCCATTAAACGAAGCAATAGCATGTCTTCAAAGTCTTATTCCTGACTTCCAAAGAAAGAATGGAGTAGAGAAGGTGCATGTATCTATTCTTACTGATGGTGAAGGTGCACATCCTGGTTACTGGAGAGAACCATCAGAGCATAGGAAGCAAATTAATGAAGAGTATGGGTATAAAACTGAAGAATGTTATAGAAGTGCAATGCCATGGTCAACTCAACTAAGAGATAGAAACAATGGTAGAGTATATTCAATGAGTATGAGAGGTCATTCTGATTATACTAAGTTACTTCTAAGATATCTTAAAGGTAGATTCCCAGAGTGTAACTTCTTAGGTTTCCGTATTGCACAGGCAAGAGAAATCAGAAGATACTTTGAGTATGAGACAAAGGATAGTGAAAAGTATATGAAAACTTTCTCGAAGACCAAGTGTGTATCAGCACCTATCCTAGGGTATCAAGAAATCTTCTTTATTAACCCTACCTCGCTAAATACAGACGACTCATTCGAACCTAAGTCTGATTCTAAAGCAGATATCAAGAGAGCATTCACTAAATCTCTTAAGTCTAAAAAGAATAACAAGAAAATTTTATCATCATTCATTGACCAGATAGCATGAATATCTTTGCAGTAGATGAGGATCCTGCACTAGCAGCATTCTCTCTACCTGACAAATACGTTGTTAAGATGCCAGTTGAGACCACGCAAATCATTGCGTTGGTCTTTTCTAAGTGGTACCATGGGTATGGAGTAGTATTAAAGTCAGACAATCAACCTTACAATACTACTAAGGGTGCATTTAGAAATCATCCTTGTACTAAATGGGCAGCAGAAACTGATGATAATCTACAATGGTTATTCCAACATGGGATATCATTATGTAATGAATATGAGTCTAGGTATGGTAAGAAACATGCGTGTGAGAGAAGTATCCGACTAGCAGCACTTACTAGGATGGAGAATGGATGTCCTGAGAAACACACACCTTTTGTTAGAGCAATGCCTGATGAGTTAAAGTATGATAGTAGTATTACTACTACCCATGCTTATAGATTGTATCTTGCTACAAAGCCATGGATACTAGAAAACTATAAGCGTGTGCCAGATAAGAAACCGTCATGGTTACCTACACAACCTTTAGTTTTGGGGTTATAATAAGTGTATACAAAACAAAAAGATCAATGCCTCAACTTTGCACAGTGACAACAGACGACCTAAGAGATTATTTAATCAGTAACTTCGGTGAGAAGGTGGATGCTAACCACTTAAAAAAAGCACAAAAGAAATTTAAACTTTCATATCAGACAGTAAGTAAGTATTTGAATGATTTTAAAGTTAAACGTGGTAAGTGGGACTTATCAATAGCAGAAGTTAAACAGCAGTTGGAATCAACTGTGCAATACACAGCAGGAGAGAGTTTAATACCTGCAACAGATAGTCACTTCGTACCATTCGGTGACTTCCCTGACCTCAAGAAGGTTATAGCATCTAAGATATTCTATCCTATATTCATCACAGGATTGTCTGGTAACGGTAAGACATTCGGTGTAGAGCAAGCATGTGCAGCATCAAAGAGAGACTTAATTCGTGTTAATATTACAGTTGAAACTGATGAAGATGACTTGATTGGTGGATTCAGACTTGTCGATGGCAACACAGTATGGCATAATGGACCTGTTATTGAAGCACTTGAGAGAGGGTCAGTATTATTACTTGATGAAATTGACCTAGCATCTAATAAGATTCTATGTTTACAATCTATTCTTGAGGGTAACGGTGTATTCTTGAAGAAGGTAGGACGTTATGTTAAACCTGCACCTGGTTTTACAGTTGTAGCAACTGCTAACACTAAGGGTAAAGGATCAGATGACGGTAGATTCATTGGTACTAATGTATTAAACGAAGCATTCCTAGAGAGATTCCCAATTACATTTGAGCAGGAGTATCCAAAACCTAAGACAGAGGTAAGAATGCTCAACAACTACTGTAAGGAATTAGATTGTTGCGATGACAAATACATTTCTAACCTTACAAACTGGGCAGAGATTATCCGTAAGACATTCAAGGATGGTGGTGTTGATGAAGTTATATCAACACGTAGACTTGTCCACATTATCAGGGCATATTCTATATTCTCTGATAGAGTTAAGGCAATACAAGTATGTCTAGCACGTTTCGATGATGAAACAAAGAGGTCATTCTTGGAATTATATGATAAGATAGACAACGAGGTTGATATCGAATCACTTGACAACCCATTAGCAAACTGATATAGTATGAAGTATAGAGAAGAGGATACGATCAAGGTCGTGCAAGATTATATCTCGCAGACCTATAGGTCGCACTACTCAAATGAAGAGAAGGGGGTTCAGACTTTGGATCTCCTTGAGGCCATCGGGACAGCAGAAGCATTCTGCCAATCCAATATCATTAAGTATGCGTCTCGTTACAAAAAGAAAGGTAAGCATAAAGAAGACGTGATGAAAATCATTCACTATGCTATACTATTATATTACTTCTCAGGGACATCGTATCCTAATGATAAACCAGAGATAAACCAGGTTCCAACTCCCGCAGAATTTATAGATTATGACTGACCAAAAAGACCCAAGATTGAATATCAAATTGAGTAAGGCAACGATTGACCTTCTTCGTAACTTCAGCACAATTAATAAGTCCATTCTTATTGAAAGTGGTAAGTTTGTGCAAACGATGTCGGTCAATAAGAATATTATTGCAATGGGCACAATTAGGGAGCAAGTACCACATGACATGGCAATCTATGACCTGCCATTATTTCTAGGAGCAGTGTCTCTGTTTAGAGAACCATGGTTATTCTTCCCTGATGACAAGAAAGTCATCATATATGATGAGGAGAGTAAGGGTAAGACAACATTCTATTATAGTGACCCTAGTGTAATCGTTACACCTCCTGAGTTTAACCCTGACTTACCTGATAAGTTGGTGCATTTTGACCTACCACAGAGAGATTTAACCCAACTGCTTCAAGCAGCAAAGGTATATGGTGTGGAAGACCTATGTATCAATGGATTTAGAGGTGAGTATAGTATCTGTGTTAAGGATAAGAAGAATGATACATCAAATGTATTCTCCTTACCTCTTAAGAAAGTTATTTTCCCACCATCAACAGGTCAAGATGGTGAGTTTCAAGCACCATCCTCTGAGGAGATGACAAAGCAACGTAACTTCTGTCATTGCTTTAAGGTAGAGAATCTTAAGTTGATTGATTCATCTTATCATGTGACTTTGAGTGGTAAAAACATTGCAAACTTCACATCACTTGTTAATTCGGAGTTGAATTACTTCGTAGCATTGGAGCCTAGCTAATGTTTCTATGGGTAGAGAAGTATAGACCACATACAATAGAAGAATGCGTCCTACCTGATGATACTAAGCAAGTATTCCGAGGATTTTTAGAGCAAGGGGAGATACCAAACCTCTTGCTCTCTGGGTCTGCGGGTGTAGGTAAAACCACAATAGCAAAAGCATTGTGTGATGAGTTAGGAGCAGATAGTTATGTCATTAATGGGTCTGATGAGGGTCGATTCTTGGACACTGTACGCAATCAGGCAAAGACCTTTGCTAGTACTGTTTCTCTTACATCTGAATCTCGTCACAAAGTTATCATTGTGGATGAGGCAGATAATACAACACCAGACGTACAACTATTACTACGTGCGTCGATTGAGGAGTTTCAAAAGAACTGCAGGTTCATCTTCACGTGTAACTATAAGAATAAAATAATACAACCACTGCATAGTAGGTGCTCAGTGGTTGACTTTGGTATTAAAAAGGATAAGCAGAAGTTAGCAGCAGCATTCTTCGGTAGAGTATGTGAAATCCTTACTAAGGAGAGTATTAAGTATGAAGAGAAGGTAGTAGCAGAGGTAGTAACAAAGTACTTCCCAGACTTTCGTAGGACTCTTAATGAATTGCAGAGATATTCTGCAACAGGTCAGATAGATTCTGGTATACTATCTTCTGGTAATGAATTTAGTATAGATAAGGTAGTTGGCCACCTTCGTAAGAAGGAGTTTACTAACATGAAGAAGTGGGTTGCTCAGAATATGGACAACGAACCACAAGTTATCATGCGTAAGATCTATGATAACTTATACAGTTACTTTGATCCTAAGTCTATCCCAGAGGCAGTGTTGATTATCTCTGAGTATCAATACAAGTCTTCCTTTGTGGTAGATCAGGAGGTTAATCTGGTTGCATTTATGACAGAGTTAATGATGAGGTGTGAGTACCGATGACTGTTAAATGGCTTAAAGACGTACCAGATTGGGAAAGTGAGTACGACATGACGATGAATGATGGTAACAGAACCAAGAGGGAGCAAGAAATCCTTGAAGGGTCTCCATTAAAATCACATGAAGGTATGATTTATGGTAGGATGTATGCTGACTGGAAAAGGAGAAAGGAGGAAGAATGATGTGGTATGTAATAGGTTGGACAATAGTTACTTTGTGGTTGTTATCTAAACTAGGTGTATTTAAAAAATGAGACAGAAGTACCAAACACAACCCATGTTTCCTATCAGATGTTGGAGTTTTAAAGCTCCTTCTGGTATGAATGATGATGTGTTGGAAGCAGCACAGAAGTTAGAGTATAGAAACTATAATGCTGAGTATGGAGTTGGTACTTCCAGTAGTATACTGAAGCATCGAGACTTCTTTGACTTACATCAATGGTTCCAATTCTGTATTGACACATTGCATATAGACAATGGCTGGAATTGTGATAGAATAGTAATCAATAAGTCGTGGGTTAATAGATCCGATGCTGAGAGTGGTCATCATCATGCACCACATAGACATCCAATGTCATTCTTAAGTGGGATATATTATATGACTGAAGGACCAGCAACTGAGTTTCGTGATCCTATAGCACAGAGAGAGTGGGCACAGTTGCATTTGGATGGAGCACCCATAACAGACTCCACTCAATTTGTACGTCCTATACCAGGAGGTCTATTCGTCTTTCCTAGTTACATGATTCATGCTTCCGATCCTAATCTTGATTCTATTAATAGATACTCGATTGCTTTTAATACATTCCCTCAAGGAAATATTAATATGGGTGGATGGGATGAGTCTATGCTTAATATAGAGAAGGTAGATGGTTGGTCTACCTTAGGACCATTAAACATTTCGGATTATTGCTCATGACAGCATGGGAAGCTAGCAAGGAATTGCATTTATTTCCAGTAAAGGTACGAGAGTATCGTAAACCTGATGATGAATGCAATGCTGAGCTCATAAAATTCTTTAAGACTTATCCTCAGAAACAATCTAATTTTCCTGAGGGTGTTATCACTAGCAAACCAGATTTGTATAAGTGTGATAATGTATGGGTTAAGAGAATACATGAGTGGTTCAACTGTTGCTTAGAGGAGTATTGGAATCAGTATCAATTACACTGTGACCATTTACAAATCTCTCAGAGTTGGTTTAACTGTGCACCTGCTGGTGATGGTTTCGGACATCCGTTACATAGACACCCCATGTCATATGTAAGTGCTGTATACTATCTTACAGAAGGTTCACCAACAGCGTTTGATGATCCTTGTACGCCTAGAGTATATGATACACTAGACATACACATGCATAAAGAGATGGAAGCAGAGTGGGGTATCAATGAGACTATAGAGGCTGAGCCTAATAAGTTAATCATTTTTCCAGCATGGTTGAGACATTTCTCAGGCAGACACTTTGCAGATTATGACCGATGGTCTATGAGTTTTAATGCATTTCCAACAGGAAAGATTAACATTGGTCCTTGGGACTATCCACAATTAGAAGTAAAAGTATTATGAAGTATTTGAAAACACCATTGAGATATCCAGGCGGTAAGTCTAGGGTTGCTAAAGATTTTATTCCTAGATTTCCTAATGATATATCAGAGTTTCGTGAGCCATTCTTAGGTGGTGGATCTGTAGCATTATTATTCACACAGATGTATCCTGACGTACCAGTGTGGGTGAATGATAAATATGTTTACCTGTATAATTTCTGGGTACATCTCCAGAAGGATGGAAAGAAATTATCAGACGATCTTGTAAGTATTAAGACAGATAATTCGACAGAGGATAAGGCTAAGGAGTTATTCAAAGATGCCAAAGACAAAATACACAAAGAGGATTCTTATACTCAAGCTGTTCTTTTTTGGGTTCTTAATAAGTGCAGTTATAGTGGACTTACCGAAAACAGTTCCTTCAGTGCAACAGCTTCTAGACAAAATTTCACAATTAAGGGTGCCAGAAATCTACAGAATATTTCCAATCTAATAGGTAACTGGAGGATCACTAACCTAGATTACTCTGAGGTTATGCAAGCAGAAGGAAACAATGTGTTTCTTTTTCTAGATCCACCATATAAAATAGGGACATACCTATACGGTAGTAACGCTGAGTTACATAAGAGTTTTAAGCATGAAGAATTTTATGAGGCTTGCAATCTATGTAAGCATGATTGGTTTGTCACTTATAATAATGATGATGATCTGAAGGAGATGTATAAAGACTTCCATCAGGAAGAATTTAAGATTACCTATGGTATGAAACATAGACCAGACAACAAGTTAAAGAAAGAATTACTAGTAGTTAACTACGATGTAAATGCAACACCGCTAGAGGCAATCTATGCATGAGTATCCACTAAAGGATTACCTTAACAGTATCAATCTAAAGCAGGGAGATCTCTCTAAAGATGAGAGAGCAATGAAAAAATACCCTGCTTTCGTTGTGAACAAGTGTTTGTCCTCCTTCATTGACACAGTAATGCATGCCAATGAAATGAATGCTTCTTCACATTTAGATAATGATCTTCAATACCAATACTTTATACATAGTGTTAGGAAATCTAAGCGATTTTCTCCTTGGGATAAGAAGTCTAAAGACTGTGACCTCGACTTAGTGAAAAGATACTATGGTTATAACACTGAGAAAGCTCAGCAAGCGATGAGAATTTTGACTCAAGATCAAATTGAAGTTATTAGATCTAAATTAGATACTGGAGGAAGACAATGAGTGATGAGATCTCGTGGTCTCAAGACATGATGCTAGAAGTTACCCTAAAGGAACCCGATGATTTTCTCAAAGTGAGAGAGACATTAACTCGTATAGGTGTAGCATCTCGTAAAGAGCGTAAGCTGTATCAGTCTTGTCACATTCTACACAAACGTGGTAAGTACTACATAGTACATTTCAAAGAGTTGTTTGCTCTTGATGGTAAACCTACTAACATAACCCCTAACGATGTGCAACGTCGCAATCGTATAGCAAAACTACTATCTGACTGGGGCCTAATAGATACTAGTGGGGATATAGAAGACTTAGCACCTCTTAACCAGATAAAAGTTTTATCATTTAAAGATAAAGGTGAATGGACATTAGAGTCCAAATATAATATTGGTAAAAAGAAAACACCACAGGAGGTGAAATAGTATGGCTAAGGAAAAAGAAGAAGACTTGACAAAGAAGGGTATTATTGGTACAATAAAGGACAAAGTATTACCAGATGAGGAGGATGCAGCTGCAATCTTCTCTACTTTTGTGAGACTTGGTGTACTAGTTTGGTCGGGAGGGATCTTGACGTTAAACTATGTTACTGTACCAGGTTTAGAACAACAGAAAATTGATCCAACTTTCATAGCTTCGGTTTTTACAGGAGTTTTAGCTAGCTTTGGCATTCAAACCGCTTCTAAGAAGGGGGATGGTACCATGAAGATGCAGAATGGTGGAGGAGTTGGTGCTGGTTCACCTGGTCCTGTGCAAACTCTAAGAATAGAGCAAGCACCATTGAAGATCATTGCTGTGGATCCTGGTAAGACTGATGATAAAACCTATAAATTATAGTTATGCAGAAAATTGTTAACATCATTGCTATTGCGTCTGGTGTTGTATCTCTTTCCGTTGTTGGTGGTGGGGTATATCTTTATACTCAAAAGGATGCCATCATAGAGTCAGTAACCCAGAAGGCACTAGGATCTATCGGATTACCTGGTGGACTTGGTAGTGCTGGTGGAGTTGGTGGTGGTGCTCTTGGTGGTGCTCTAGATTCAATTCCTGATATGTCAGCACCTGATGCTCCTTCATTACCTGTTCCTTCTACTGGACCTATCGAACTTTAAATTTAATCATGTTTACTAAGTTGAAGTCTCCTATGGAGACTAAGTATACACGTGAATATTCATCATTTAAAGAACTTATTTTAGGACCAAACTTCGGTTGGTCCTACAATGATCAGGCAACACCTGGTTACACAGAGTATGTCAATCGATCCGTAGAAAGTAATAAAGAAGACTTAGACGAAGGAGATAGACAAGAGGCACTTAGTGCTGCCGATCAATTAATCAAAGAGCAGACCAACCACGCTGGCTATCAGATGAGACAGCAGTCGAATGGGGACTTAGCGTTCTATTCTCATGGGTTTTTGCAAGGACCAAGTCCTATGCACAAGTTTTATTCCAACCCTAACTCTGAATATCTGGAGTATGTCGAGCCTGTTATTGGACAAATCTTTGAGATAAATAAAATTAACCCACAGGTTGTCTACCGTATTAATGCTAATGCGGTGCATCCAGTTGACGGTAATGTATTAACAGTACCGCATTATGATCATGAATTCCCTCATAAGAATCTACTTGTATACTTCACTGATGTAGGTGGAGACACAATTGCATTCGATGAGCATGGTAAGAAGCATGTCTTCACCCCAGCAGAGGATGATATAGTAGTCTTTGATGGACTACATTGTATGGTACCTCCTAAGAAAGGAAGACGTGTAATATTAGTAGTAACATATCTCTAATGGACCTTCAGAAAGTAACAACAGGAGTCACAGCAGCAGCAGTCATAGGTACTGGTGCTACTATAGGTGGTGGTACCATAGTTGATAACTTTAAAGGTGGACCTGAGAAGAGAGCTACTGCCGAGGAGGTTAGACTGAGGGAGATAATCAGAGAAGAATTATATCATCAGCTAGTCAACGCATGGCCGACTACTAGTGGCCCAGTTAAGACGTTGCCGAACCCGAAGGATTACAAGGAGCAACTACCAAAATGAGTGGAGATCAAAGAGATCAGAGTTTAATCTTCTATAGTGAAGAGATGACTGTGACAAAGCAAATTTTA